TAATCAACATTCTGAATACCCAAAACTTTTACTTTCATTTCTGAAATCTCCTCTCAATATTAAATTATCAATGTTCTAAACACCCACACGTATTTGCAGGTGTAAGGTACACAGTACCAACGCGACAGTAAAAAACATGATTGTGTGCCTGTCCATAACTCATACACACCTCGTAAATCCGACTTTCACGGTTGCCAGCACGCCCCTTTAGTTATGATTCATGGCGCTTGCAGTTCTTTCCGTTGAGAGTTACCTTCACTCTGTATTTAAAGGGCTTGTGACCTTCCCGAATCAACGGGGCTACATTAAAGGATAAGATACTCATTCTTTGTCTTAATTAAATTTCCCCTTTCATTCCCTGTGTTTTTTTGTTATAATTGATGTTGCAACAATAGTATAACACACTTGTGACATAGTGTCCATTGACACTTGTGACAAAGTGCGTCTGCTTTTTTTGTACACTTGTGACAAAGTGCACAGGAGGGAAACATATGAGCGATTTCAATAAGCAAAAATATGATAACGAATATGCAAAGAAAAACTATGACAGGTGTATATTTAACGTACCAAAAGGACAAAAGGCAATTATTAAATGCCACTATGAGAAAAAAGGCTATGAATCACTAAATGTGTACATTAATGAACTGATAAGACGAGACATGAACGAACCAGCAGAAGAGAAGAGTGCGGACAAAAACATAAACATTGGAAATAACAAAGGTATCGTTATCGGTGAAAATAACAACGGTACAATCAACCTTAAGAAATAAGCTTGTTAACGTTCGCCCAAATGTATTAGTCCACCCCATCCCAGCTAGTTACCGGTCGCAATTAGTCATTCGTTCCTGTTACGGAAATAACCCCAATTACAAAAATGAGTCTTAAGTGTTGCTATAGTCGAGTAATGTGCCCCCAAGGGGCACATATGCAAAAATGGGAACGTATCACATTTTTAGTCTCTAATCACCAAATAATTCAACATCATCCACCCCCGACAAACAATCATACACTACTGGCATTTTTCGCACCATCCTCATACTGCCAGATATAATTGTGTGACAGGTGTGGCAGTAGTGGGGACCCCCAACCCCCACCACTGCTACACCTGTCACACAACTGTATTATCCTTTTTCTTCTGTTTCATCAAAAGTCATATATGTATCATATAGCCTGCCCAGCTTTCTACTATATCGAAAAAATTCACTATCTGTTTTTTCTTTCATTGGATACCACCTTTTAACACTAACAAACAGCGTAGGGGCAAGCATGAGTACACTCAATAATCGACCTTTCCAACCAAAATTAGATACTTTTCTGTGCACTACCTCATATTCAACCAATGACCGTATTTGTCTATCAATCATCCGGTCAAATTGCGCGATAAGAATAATATCATAGCCATAATGACGATGCACTTGGAAAAATTCATTCCAATCATCACGTCCTTTTTTTGACCAGTCTCTAGCATTAAACATCATTTGTGCCTCATCAATAATAAGGACAAGAGAACCTTCTTTCATTCGTCTATTTTCAAAATACTCATTGCTACGCTTAATCAGATATTTAACAGATAAATCACGATTCGGCAAATATGTAAAAAATTCGGGATGCTTCACATATTCAAGGTTAATCGGAATATTAGCAATTACCGGACAAGAGCGGAACAGCCTATAATAGATAACCCTTGCAACGTGCAAACTTTTCCCCGATCCGGGCGTACCCGTATACAAATAAATCATCTCAATTCCCCTTTCCAATCACGGAGACACCACCACATATACAAAAGCGCCCACCACGCAACCAGCACAAAAATGTCTTCCAAACTATCCATAAAGCACCCCCTCAATCGCCTATTAGCTTAATCCAGCGCATAGCCACGGAATAAAGATAGAAGAGTGCAATCACCCCCAGCCATGCTTTACCAATAGTTACAAAAGCCTTAACTGGAATAAACCAATTAAGATAATTAAGGTAAGGGAGAGAACTAAAGGCACTAATATATCTCTGAAACGGCGAAGTAGGTAATACCTGCATAAGGACAGCAACAAAAGCATTCAACATATTCTGTAATATTTCTACCATAAAATCACCCCCTAATCATATAACTACGTGTTATCAGCGCCAAGCCAATAATAAACAATAAACATTCCACGTCACGCATAATTTCAGCAACGCCATCAAATACAGACAAATCGACCTCAATCATATACGTATTCCAAGAACTGATACCAGTAGGATATCTAATTGGAAAATCAATTTTCGGCGCTTGCGGTTCAGCACACAAAACATTAATAAAATCAATAAAATCAAACGGCAAGCAGAACGGAAATAATTCCGCAAGACCATCAACAATAAAGTTTTGCATATCCACCGGAACTTCAGTAGTAACATCACTGATAGGCTTTTCGTCGTTGGGATCCTCAGTAATCAGAGTAGAGCTAGATAAATTGGCCAAAGCAAGGCCTAAAGCCTTATTAAATTCTTCCAACGTTAACGCACCAGTAGCCAAGTCAGATAATGTATTCGGAAGTGCTTCTGCTGATGGCAAATTCAGCGGATATGTTTGCGCACCAACCTGTGAACCGATTCCAATAATGTCAATATCATCCGGATTATCAGCAGTTTCCAAAGCATTCGCAACGGTAGGATTCAAAACATATTCTTTTTCTTCTGATGGCAAATTATCACCCGTATAAACAGGATTTAAACCAAACGAAGCATCAAACTCAAAAACGAGATTAGAAGAAACAAAAACACCAGTATATGATTCCTGCCAGTAACCATTTGATGTTCCAAGACCAGCCGAACCAGTGATAACATCAGAAACACTTGGTTGACACCCAGCACTATAAGAAATATAAACCCCGCGATTTGATGATACTTTGATTTGACTAATTCCAGCAAAGACTTCTGCAATACGAAAACCCCTTGTACCAGTGTCTTTGGTCACAATTACATAACTATCATATTTTGACATTAAATCATTATATGCAGTTGGATAATATACCGTACAAGACGACGGCGGAAGCCCTACATAAAAAGGAACACCTACTATTTGCGAAACAGATTCCAGAAGGTAAGCGTTTTCCGTTGGATTATAATCACCACTAGAATTCCGGATATATAGACTTTTTGCCCATTGTTTAAACTTTTTCCACATATCACTACCAGTAGACAAGCCGCCATCAATAACAGTTAATGCCCATTGTTCCACATCTTGCTGTGCAGACCATACAATATCATCCGTTTCAGCCATCCAAGAGCAAAACGAATCCAATTGTTTGTTACCCCATGCTTGCAATGCTTCACGGTTTTGATATGTTACAGAAACAGTAGCGGAGATTCCAAGAGTTGCCATAAGCAACGCAAATGCTTCACCAGCCGTCAAAACAACACCACCAATAACCACAGAAGCGGCATGCACATCACTATATACCGTATTAGTCATAATGCACAATGAAAGCAACGAAACAATTATCATTTTCTTTATGCTTTTAACATATACCATTTCATCATTCCTTTCCAAAAAAAACGTGGACACACCCAATAGGATATGTCCACCACGACAATAGTCATTAACCAGTTACTTTCTTAAAAATCCGAATGCCCAAAGTAACAACAACTACAGCGCCGATAATCGGCAGAGCCACCGGAAGGATAGAGCCAATAGCGCTCATTGCTTCCGTAGCCACATCGGAAATACCAGAGGTCAATGCAGTGGTAACAGCAGTCATATCATGATTCTCCTTTCATCATTTTTTTTGCAAGGTTGACAATTTCACCAATGATAAAGGCTAAAACAGAAAGAACAATTCCACACCCAAAACCGATACTGTACAGTTCGATAACGTTGCTTAAAGTCATTTTATCCGCCCCCATAAAATCTTTGAAAAAATCAACCCACATGTTATACCCATGAAAAATATATGAAAGAGCAGAAGAGCAGTAATGCCCATGATCTGCCCAGTATAACCATTACCTTCTGATTCGGAAACCCCCAAGCCAGTTTCCAGATCATTGATCAAGAATTCCTCAAAATCCCCAATATCCAAAAAATCAAGCGACGTAGCATCAGAGCCAGTTGCAGTTGCATAAAACGAAAGACCATACATAGTTTTTACCTTTCAATTTGACGGATTGAGTGAAAACTGGTATCATAGCAATACAGATAGAATCACCCAACTATTCGCGAAAGTCTGCTAGGTGTTTCACGAAAACGTCTTGCAAAGCAAGTCAAGGAAGTGGTAGTTGACAGCGCGCGACATGGAATTTTCACGTCGGAGCGCGCTTGTCCGTCAACTATTTGTGAAACACAAACTTTCGCGGATAGTTGCTATACATCAAATGGA